GCTGGAACTGGTAAGTCTTTCATCTCTCTCTATCTCGCGTACGATGAGCTTCTCGCAAAGAAAAGCCAATACGATAAAATCGTAATTCTACGCAGCGTCGTTCCCTCTCGCGATATTGGATTCCTTCCTGGATCCATTCAAGAAAAGATTGAAGTCTATGAAGAACCATACAAGATCATCACAGATCAATTATTTGGTCGAGGTGATGCGTATGGTATTCTCAAGAGGAAGGGTCAGCTTGAGTTTCTTACCACATCATTCTTGCGTGGCACGACTCTAAATAATTGTATCGTGATTGTTGACGAAATCCAGAACTGTACTTTCTCTGAGCTTGATACAATTATCACAAGAATAGGAACGAATTCGAAAGTGATCTTTTGCGGCGACTACCGCCAAAGTGATCTTGACAAGGTGAGAGATCGAGAGGGAATGCAACAGTTTCTTTCTATTTTAGAAAGGATGAGAGAATTCGATTTCGTTGAATTCACTGCCCGTGACATAATTCGTTCAGGTCTTTGTAAGCAATATATTCTTGCTAAGATTGACGCTGGACTCTAAAGATAATATAAACCTTAAACCGACAGTATGATTATACCGATTCGAGCTTGAAAAGTCAAGTGAAATTTGAACTATTTTCATCTTTACTTTCAAGTCTCGATGAGGTATAATGATTGAACTGAAATTGAGTATGCATAATGGAATTCAAGACTTTCAACCATAACTTCCTCGACCTTCCCAAGCTCAAGCGCATTGAGGTTGATGGCGAGCGTAGATACCAGACTCCATCCGGAAAAGCATACGTGTCTGTCACTACGTTGACGGGCAAGCACGGCAAGAAGGAGATCTTTGAATGGCGCCAGCGAGTTGGTGAAGAAAAAGCCAATGCTATCTCCAAACGTGCTACTGGTCGCGGAACCAATCTACACAAGACCATCGAGAACTATATCTTGAACCAGCCTCCGAGCTGGCAGCAGCTGGACGAAGACGTTCTGAACAAAAAGATGTTCGTTCAGATCAAACCCATCCTTGAGCGTATAGATAACATTCGAGTTCTTGAGTCTGGTATGTACTCAGACAAGCTGGAGCTGGCAGGAACGCCGGATTGTATTGCCGACTACATCACCAAGGAACGCGGACCTGAGTTGTCTGTTATCGACTTCAAGACTTCTACGCGCATGAAGAAGGAAGAGTCAATTCCAGCCTACTTTATGCAGGGTGCTGCGTATGGCGTAATGTATCACGAACATACCGGAGAGCTTCCGAAGAACGTTGTGATCATGATGGCTGTTGAAACTTCCTCTTATCCTCTTACGTTCGTGAAGCCCATGAAAGAGTGCATTGTACTGTTGGTGAACTTCATGAAAGAACAGGGACACTACGGTTGTTTCAGAGATTGACTTTGAATTAAATTTGAGCTATAATAGTTCTGTAGACTTTGGAGACTTTGTTATGATTCGCCCGAGAGTAGATGCTTTTGAACTGTTTGGTGCGATCTTCGATGCAGTATTGGATATTGCTTGGAAAATATCTTTGATCGCTCTTTCGATTCATATCATCAGATTGGATAATTTGTACTAAATAAAGAATTCGTTGATGTAGTGTGAGAGGTCTTTGGACGGCAGTTCAATTCTGCCCACTTCCACCTAAGCATTCCGTGTGTGTGTTTAGGTGGGAGTGTTCTGGATTCGACAGGGGTCAGCAGCACTGCGGAGAATCGTCAAGAAAGACGTTAAAATCATTAAATATAAACGCAAACGATGACGTTTATGCTGATTTAGCCCTCGCGGCTTAATCGGAGTTTTGCTGGTTGGACTTGGCAACAGAATCAACCAGCGCCTATTAACTTGGAGACAAAGATGGCATTAGTACACAAACACTTAATCGTTCGAGCAGAAGTAGATGTCGCACCATTCAATGAACAGTGGGTAATTGAATGGCTGCGCAGTATTGTGCAAAAACTTGATATGAAAGTGTGTGCTGGTCCTATCGCCAAGTATGTCGACGTTCCCGGCAACAAGGGTCTTACTGCCGCCGTTATCATTGAGACTTCTCATATTGCTATTCATTGTTGGGACGAACAAGATCCCAAGCTCATCCAATTCGATGTGTACTCCTGTGGCGAGTTTGATCCAAAAGTAATTCTGGATGAACTCGATCAATTTGGAGTGCACAAGGTCGAATATAAGTTCCTTGACCGTGAGCACGGTCTGGTGGAGCTTATCTGATTTTTTCTAAAAAGCCAACAAAGGGGAAAGATAATGACAAAATCATTATTGATCGAATTTGCCATGCTCTGCGTTTTAGTAGTCGTCTTCGTCTGCATTCCAGCGTATGCATCGCACAAGCAACTAGCCAGAATCCAACAGCTAGAAGTTCAATTACAACAAGAGCGCGAAGCTCAAGTCCAAAAGCAAAGGGAACTGCATCAACTCCAACGAAAGCTCACTCAAGTTGAAAGGCAGCGGACTGTTGCATGTCTTGCAATAAACGTCTACCATGAAGCCAGAGGCGAATCTGTTCGTGGTATGGAAGCAGTGGCTCAGGTGACTCTTAATCGAACGGCTGATGAGAAGTTTCCTGATGACGTTTGTGCTGTAGTACACCAGAAGAAGCCTGATGGTAAATGTCAGTTCTCTTGGTATTGTGACAACAAATCAGATAAAGTTGCTGATAAGAAATCTTGGGAAGTTGCCGTGAGTGTTGCCGAAAGAGCACTGAGAGGATACACCGTTGGCGCTGTTGCCAGAAATGCAATCTACTATCACTCGACTCGCGTTCGCCCTTACTGGGCATATAAGAAGCGTCTTGTTGCAGTGATAGGTCGTCATAGATTTTATTCCGATCGTACATAAAAAGGAGAGTTATATTATGGCAATGCAAAAAGTTGATCTTGGTAGAATTAGCGAAGAAGAGAAGAGTGTCTTTACTGACAAGATTGAAGACCTTGTTTGGAAGCATGATATTTCATATCTTGAAGCCGTGACTCAGTACTGCGAAGAAAGTGGCACTGAAGTTGAAGTGATTGCCCTTCTTGTTGGTGATCAACTCAAAAGCAAAATCGAACATGAAGCCGTCGAGCTTCGCTATCTTCCGAGGTCTTCACGCCTGCCCATATGAACGGATATGATGCGTACAATATCTATCTTGCAATGAGATTGCATTTTAGTTCAGATTATGACTTCTTTCGATATAATGGAAAGTCCAGAAGCTCCGAAAGTACATTTAACAAAAGGAAGGACAAGTACAGCTTTCATAAACTCGCGCGAGAATATGATGAGCAAAAGTTGATCAACCTTCTTGCTGTGTTGTTTTGTCACAAAGACTCAGTGTATGTTGGAGATATGTTTGGGGCTTCGGCAGAAACTATGTTGAAAGAAGATGCTGAGTGGAAGTCGGCTTGGAAAAAGAATTTCCTGAGCGATCTCGAGAAAGCAGGTGACTTTGCTGCTGCTATAAAATCTGTTGATGGTGAATATCCGAAGCTATTAACACTTGCCTTTCAGGGAGATATCGGCTATAATAGTCTTGCGATACTTGAAACGAACCTTGGAACTTTGACTGCGTGGAACAACAAACTGAGCGACGACTTCATCTGGGAATCTTACTACAAGAAACTCAAGAAGTATTCTCCGTTCGTTTTCTACGGAGTAAATGCAGTAGATGAGTCGGCGTCCAGACTTGTTCTGCTGGAATACTTGAAGAAAATAACACTAAATAAATCGTCATTATGAGAAACGTGGACAAATCTATACACTACTATACTGGAGATACATATATGAATCTTTCTGCACTTAAAAAGCAATCCTCGATCGGTAAACTTACCAAAGCCCTTGACTCTCTTTCTGGGTCTTCGAACAAGAAAGACGAGCGAATCTGGAAACCTGAAGTAGACAAAGCTGGCAATGGCTATGCCGTCATTCGTTTCCTCGACGCGCCTGCTGTCGATGGCGAAGATGGCATTCCTTGGGCGCAAGTCTTCTCGCATGCGTTTCAGGGTCCCGGTGGTTGGCTGATCGACAACTGTCTCACTTCTATTGGACAAGCATGCCCTGTCTGCGAAGTGAACGGCAAGCACTGGAATTCTGGAGTCGATGCTAGCAAGGAGATTGCTCGCAAACAGAAGCGCAAGCTGAAGTACATCGCCAACATTCTGGTTGTGAAGGATCCAGCCAATTCTTCTAACGAAGGTAAAGTGTTTCTTTACGAATTCGGCAAGAAGATCTTCGATAAGATCAACGAACAGATCAAGCCGCAGTTTGAGGACGAGAGAGCAATCAACCCGTTCAACTTCTGGGAAGGCGCCAACTTCAAGCTGAAGATTCGTCAGGTCGAAGGTTATCGCAACTATGACAAGAGCGAGTTTGATTCGGCTTCGGCAATCTCGAAGGATGACGATGCGATTGAAGCAATCTGGAAGTCAGAATACTCTCTGAAAGAGTTTCTCGATCCCAAGAACTTCAAGAGCTACGACGATCTGAAAGCTCGCCTCAACAAGGCACTTGGTGCTGCGACTTCCGTTGTCAAGAGAGTCAAGCCTGTTGATGAGGAGATTGATAGCGAAGAAGGTAATCGCTCTTCGTCAGCAGATACGCCTCCGTGGTCAACAACTTCTGATGATGACGATACAATGTCGTATTTTAAAAATTTGGCAGAGGAGTAAGAAGGAAAGGGGCTGAAAAGCCCCTTTTTTATATCAGATAGTTTCCTGGGTGCGTAACCGGATGGTCGAATACGCTGGCTCTATATGTTGCCAGAGAAGGCTCCATATGCCTAGTCTTTATCACCAATGTTCCAGGACCTTCTTTTCGCTGCTTCATTTGTTGCGGAGCAGCAGCTGCTTTCTGATTGATCACAATAGGTTGCATTGTTGTAGGAACAGTTTTCTTCTGAGCTAGATCAGAAGAACGAACATCCAATTCATCTCCAGTTGATTTTTTCTCTTGAGGAATGGCGGAGGAACGATTGTACGAATTGTTTGTTGCAGAAGAGGCTGGTGAATCTTCTAGACGCAAATACTCAGCTGGAATTTCACCAGGAACTCTCTCTCGTTGAGCGGGCTGTTGTGGTGCCGATTCAGCTGTAGCTGCCTTATTCTCGCCTTTAATTTTAACCATGTTATTAAAAGATTCATTATCTTCTTTTTGAAACTCTTCTGTACTATATTCTTTCGATTCTCCCTTTTTCCTATAAACGGTGTTTCCCTCGTCTCCAATTTCAGCCACCCAATCTGAGTTCATTTGCTGTAGTGCATTATTATTTTCTTTAACTCTTTTGGAAGATTCTTGAACAACTCCGCTCATATAGTTCGGGTCTTCTGACGCATTCTTCACCATTTCATTTGTTTGGGTTTTTTCTTTTTCTCCCATATCCTCTTCGCTATCGCCAAGCCCCATCCACTCTAGCACTGAATTGAACTTTTCCTTGACCCATTTCATGGCTTCACTTATCCAATCTATGGTCGTTTTAATGTATTCTTGAATCTTGGTGTTTTCATTCAACCATTCTCCAACCATAAAGCCTCCGGCGAAAGCTGCTACGAGAGCAACAATCTGAGGGTTTTTCATTATCGTTCCGACGACCAAACTCGCAAGGTTGCCTAGACTTTTCAGAAGTGCGGGCACAAGAGTTGTAATAAGCATTGGGATTGCTGATAGAAGATTTTTGAGAAAAGATCCCTTGTCCATCTTTTCTAAAATCTCATCAACCTTTTCTTCAACCTTTCCTAACCTTTCTGCAATAGGATCTTCTTTCGCAATATCAATTTGAGTTGCAGTAGCCTCTTGACTCTGATCCGCAGACTCTTGCGGAGGACCAATCCCCTCTCCGCTGCTAGCATTATCTCGATCATGATTGGGATTATTTAAAAGGTCCAGTTTCCTTTGAGCGAGCATCCTATTGATGTCATCAGTTTCCTCTTTTCTGCGATCTTCCCGTAATTTTTTCCCGTAGGCAGCCATGGCTGCCTTGTCTGACGGATCTGGCAGATCTGCCTTGTCTGACGGATCTGGCGGTTGAGTTTTATCGTCATTAGGCATTGTACGACTCAGACTCATCCCCGCTCTTTGCGTTTCTTTCTTTGATGCGAATTGAATCGCCTTTCCAGATTCGCCCACTTTGGAGTATTGCTTCCCGCTCGGTGCCATTGGGTCGTATCGAACAGTTGTCGCACTCTCCCCCTCTTTTTTCGGCTTTAGTTGTACGTCTCTAGGAGAAACTCTTTGTTGAATTGCTGTTACAATTCCTGAGATTTTTTTCGTCGTGGCATCAACGTCACCAACTCTTTCATTAACTGAGTTCATGGACTTGGTGATGGCATCCATGAACTGTTCCATTCTTTCTTTTAATACTTCCTGTTCTTTCGGTTGTTCATTCGTCGGCTGTTCTACTTTTTCTGCAGTTACATTATCGGCACTGAATTGTTGTTGTTGAGACAACTCAAATGCTTTTCTTTCTTTGATTTCTCTTTTCTTATTGAGCATTCCGCCGATAACCCTACCAAAAAGGGCGTTGGTAAGACCTTCTTTGGCTGAAGTTCTAAAGCTGGCAGATCTTTTCTCATAAAAATCGCTTGTGCTTTCGCCCCTTGAGGTTGGCGTTTGCCTCTGGAACCCTGCCAGTTTTTTTGAAACTTCCTCTAAGCGAAGACCGACTGCCGTCAGTTTCTTACTAATTTTCTCTTGCTCAGTTTCTGTTTTGATCATACATCACCTTCTCTTTGCTGCCTTTTTTGCTTCCAGTTTATCGGATTCTTCTTTCAAGTATTTCATCAAAAGATTAACATAAATTTCCCTTTCCCAGGGTAACATATTATCCAATTCAGTCAGGCTATATTTGTGATGTTGCATCAAAGAGAAATTGGTAGTATAATGGTTCTTCAAATTCTCTGATTGCATACTCACATAAAAAAATCTGCTATCCCTTCTAACCTCATCTTATGTTCAAACCCACACTTAGAGCATATATGCTCTTTCTCTGCATATATGCTCGGAATGTTTTGGAAGAACGTTTCTATCTTTGCATATTGCTCCGTAGACAACCCATCAATAAAACTATTCAACTCTTCTCTTGTAGAATCTTTAGCATAGAAGATCTCGTCGTCGTCGTAGATATAGTCTATGCAACTAGAAGCCAAATTCATATCAGATAAGCTGGAATCCTTTTCTGCAAGGGAAATCAATTCTTGTAGAGTTTTCGCCGTCGGATATTTCAGAACCATTCCGATGGAATCATTTAATGCTATCTTCTTATCGCCGCCCTCGTTCTTGAACTTCAAATCCTCCAACAAATTAACCTTCATCAAAAACGGTTTATCGCATCGAGTTTCTTCATCAATTTTATTCCTACACTTATACTTCATATCAACAACTTCACCAACGGACTTGGCTCTGATGTTTATAAACAGCATCTCAAAATCCACGGTGGCAAGTTCATTTATATCAATTTCGCTGACAACGCAGTTCCTCAATATTTGCTCTATCGCTCCAAGAATATCGTCAGTAGATTTCGATTCTGCTGCCATCAGTAGAATTTTATGTTCCTTTACTGTGAATGGTCTGTATAGTACAGGGTCTTTTACTGATAGTAATTTTACTTTAAAAGTTGGTTGATCTATCTTCGGTAATGCCATGAATTATCTCCTCAATCAAAAAAATTCTTCAATATTCCTTATAATTCCTTCTCTGCTACTGTCTCCTCTTCTGGAATATACATCAGCAAATCTGGTAACGTCTATAACAGTCTTAATCTTATCCAATAGATTTCCGCCAGTAAAGGCAGAATCCTGAGCGTTTAAATATGCCTCATCGAACGACTCGGCGAAAACGAGGTCAGTCCATCTAATGGTTTCGTCTACCCATTTTCTGTATGCAAAAGTTACGTTCAATTTATGAAAGCTCTGATCTCCCCAGTTCAATGGCATCGACGACATTGAGGTTGGCATCGCTTCTACCAATTTAATTATTGATGCGCTGCTTTCTGTTACTATCTGATACTTTTGGAATATTTTGATAGTGCAATCATACGTGTCTGTTGGGTTATCGCTGTTCCTTTTGTATCTAACCAACCCATAATTCACATCCTCTTGAGTTGGTATCATCTTTTCCATCCAAACATCAAAAAGTTTTTTCTCGAGAAGGTCTGATCTGCATATGAAAGTAAGAGTGACCTCTGGATAATTTATATCTATGGGTATTCTATCAAGAAAGGTATTATGTCGAATTGGCATTAAGTCTATGGTTCTTCCAGGAAGCTCTGCCGCTTCGCATTGAAACATCAAATCTTTTCCACTCAACCCAACATCTAAAGCGATTCCAGGAGGCACGTCAATTATAACATTAAAGAAGTCTGACCGACTCATATCCCCTGCTGAGGAGAAATATGAAATGAAATCCGTCACACTAGATTTGTAAAGATTACTCTGTTGGTCGTTTCTATCATCGTCGCCAAAAATATTCCCTAAGACTTTGCCTATAATGCTCATTTAACCCTCAGCTGTTTTCTTGATTCTTTGTGGACTTTTGCCGAAGTGGCTCCAACGAACTGTTCTACAGGCAGGAAAACTGCTATCTCCCATTGGTCTGCTGGAACCTCAATAAATTTACTTCTCAGTTGGCTGTACAGATATCTCTTCAAGCAAGGTTGAAATTCTTTGTATTTTGCTGCGCCGCTCAATAAGTTATAGCTCATTCGGAATTTAGTTTTCTCATCGAAAGAATCGTTGGTCAACAAGTCGTATAGTTTGTCGAGCAAGACTAATCTCAGCTGAGGCGGAAGATAGTGTAGATTCAACCCCAAGAATCCATCGCTATATGATTTGAATGGTATCACAAGAGGGAACCTGTCATAGTATGGAAGCGTCTCTTTAGTTTTCGGATCGTAAACGTAAAAATACATTCGCCCCAAGACTGACTTTGCTCTTTGATTTTCTTTATTTCTTGTCAGAGCCAGTCTGGAGTTCTTTCCTACATTAGCCATATTGGTTTTCAACCATGCCCTTGACTTCGGAGTTCTTTGTGAGAATCCCAACCTCGTCATTTCTTTGGATAGCTTATCTAGCAATTTGGCCATGGTTCTCTCATTTGATGTTCAGTTCTTTTTCCGTCAATAATTTAAATTCCCAGCCATTCTTATTGCAATATTCTCTCGCTGCATTCCATTTAGCCTGATTCACTCCCCAAGTCATGACTTCATTCAGATACTTTTTGGTCACCTTCTTGCTGACTTCCGGTTGCATGGTTTGTTTGTGGGGTTTAACTTCAATGAGAACGCTTCGTCTCCCATCCCTCGTTTCCACCAATGCATAAAAGTCGGGGAAATATCTATGCCACTTATTGTCAACTGGCGAAAGATAGGGTATTATGATTTCCTCAGACGACCATTGTATAACGTCGTCGCTGGTATCAAACCTCACCATCACTTTCCTTTCCCACAGGCTTCTGTAGTATATGGCGGTCGGATCCCCCGAATATTTATTTGGGTTTGAGGGGAAGAACCTTCCTGAATATGCCATATAAATAATGTGTAACTGTCTATTCAATAGGTCTATTTATATGGCTTCTTTCGATATCAACGATCTGATCGGAAGCTCGGTGCTATCAGCATCATCTTTTGCAAAAGATTTAGAATCCAAATCAAAGAACATATTCGATGATCTTGAAAACAGAGCAGGAAACATTTTCGACGAGATAAAAAACAAAATTTCCAATAAGTTAAAGTCTGCGTCTGACGACCAGGATACGGGACAAGAAAACGGAGCCTCTACCTCAAGACAAGGATCTGGGGATCCTTTATTGGAATTTGATGATTTTTCTTTTCAGAAATTACAATATCCAACAGAAATTCAATCGTTGGATGATCCAGACGGAGTCATAAAACATTGGGTGACGTTTTATATTAGTGAGGTTCAAGGATCAAAATACTTTACAGAAAGCAAAGGTGGTTTTGTTGGGGATGCCACCCAATCGGCAGTGGATGCAGAAAACACATTGACTCTGTATGGTACTACATCGGCAGCTGCAAACCAATTAGTTACTGATATTGCCAGAGTTGGCGACAGAACCATAACAGATGCAAGCAACGTAAAAAATTCAGTAAAAAATGGAGACTATAAAGAAGCTGGTGTTGCAGCAGCGGAAACTGGTTTCGGTGGACTCGGAAGAGGTGGACTCGCTATCGCAACTGGATTCGGACAAGGAGTTCAAAACTTAATATCCAAAAGACCCAAAACCAAGATGCTGAAGAAAACCATCAGCGTCTATATGCCAGATACTGTCATGACGACGCAAAACCACAATTATAGCGAAACTCGTCTTACTGAAATGATGGGTAACTTTGGCGCTATTGCGCAGGCTGGTGGCGGCATTCTTAAGCAAATCACAGGAGGAGTAGACGAAGGAGTTGATTTAGATAAAATAGCAACGAATGCAGCATTCAGCCCAGGAGGTGCAGAATTGGCTGGGCGACTAGGCGAATCGGTATTCGGTGCGGCGGGGTTGACCGGCGCATTACTAAGAACGCAAGGAGCCGCGTTGAATCCGCAAGTTGAATTGTTCTTCAATGGCACAAGCCTAAGGGAATTCCAATTCGATTTTAGATTTAATTCAAGATCAAAAAGCGAAACCAGCCAAATACAACAAATAATAAAAGCGTTCAGAATGCATTCGGCACCATCAATACCAGGAGCAGCGCAAGGTTCTGACTCTCCATCATTCGGCGCGAGATATTTCGCGCTGCCTTCTCAGTTTAACATAAAGTTCATGTTTAGGAATAATGGTCTTGCAGAAGAAAATGAAAACATAGCGAAAATAGGGACTTGTGTTCTAGAACGAGTAGATGTCAATTATGTGGGAAGCGGCAAATTTATGACATTCGAAGACGGTCAACCTGTTGACATAGAAGTTAGGCTTTCTTTCAGAGAAATAGACGTTATCTCCAGAGAAGATATAGATTTAAAGGGGTTATGATAAATGGCTGGCTATTTCTCTTACATGAAAGCAATACGCTACACATTCAAAGAAGATGGAAGCGAAGTTCAACAAGTAAAGAACATCTTCTCCAGATCTAAACTTCTGTCGTCAATTATGGATAATATAAATTCATACTATGATTATGCAGTGCAAGATTTGGATACTCCGGAAGTTGTGGCTCATAAATTCTACGGCGACTCGAACAAAAATTGGTTGGTTATGTTTTCAAATTTTATTGTCGATCCGTACTTTGATTGGCCACTTGACGAAGCTAGTTTTCAGAAATATATTAAAAGAAAATATGGAAGTATTCAAGAAGCTCAAACGACCATCCACCATTCAGAAATAGGTAATCTCTTCACCAATACTATTTTGGGAAAAAGGCAAACTAGATTCTTAACGACTCAGGCTAGTCAGTACTATTACGATTACGCGGACGATCAAGTCAAAGAAAGAACTCTTCCTGCTATAAATTCAGACTATGAACTTTCTTCTGAGGAGTTGACGGCACCAGATGGAACTGAATTGAAAATAACTCAACAGATATATTCAATATCCAACTACGATTATGAGAATTATCTTAATGAAGGAAGAAGAAACATCAAATTAGTTGATGCTGCATACTCCGGACAAATTGAAACTGAACTTCAGAAGTTAATGGCGCAATAATGGCAATAGAATCGAGCTCCGACCAAGGCGAACAAAGTGCCAGCGATTATTCTCTTAAATCGTTCGAGATAATAACCAGCGACGGGCAGTCGGTTGATATCTCGACGATGATAGTTGAGATGAACATCTACGAAGATTTATTTGCTGGAACCATTTCCGGAGAGGCTCTTATTACCGATGCATTAGACATAGTATCAATTTTTACCATTCACGGAAACGAATTCGTGAAAGTTATTGTGGATAAACCCTCACTCAATCCACCTATACAAAAGACGTTTAGAATCTACAAAGTAACCAACAGAGTATATGACCAAACCTCGATGGTCAATTATACTATCCATTTCGCTTCCGAAGAAACTATACTTGCACCCTCTGTTCGAGTTAGTAAATCATATAAGGGAATGAAGATAAGCGATATGATTTTTGATATCGCAAAAAACTTTTTAAAAATCAACACGAAAAAATTATTTATAGAACAAAGCGAAGGGATCTTCGATATAATCGTCCCGAATATGGATCCTCTGCAGGCAATTCACTGGCTGACGATTCGAGCCTATGCTCAGAAAAAATCTGCTTTTTTCTTTTATGAAGATAGAGAAGGATTTAACTTCGTCTCATATGAAACGCTCTCGAAGGCTGATCCATATAACAAGTATTTCAAATCCATGAAATTTGGCGACGATAATATAAAGAACGCCAAAACATTCAACTTTCTTACTGGGATTCAAGATTTCGATATAATGAAAGGGACTAGGTATGGCGCCTATGCTTCAGCATTGATGCGGTTTGATATGGTGAATAGAAAGTTTGATGCAACTACATACAATACTATTATATTTTCTGATAGATTATTGAATAAAAATCTAATAGCAAATCAGGCTAAAAATCGACTAGGATCCTCTCTGTATGATTCATACTTAAGTTCTTTGAAGTACGTTATAACGAACGATTCCGATCCAAACACGAATCCTATGGACTTCCAGTATTGGATGGGTCCAACAATTGCTAAACTCGGGCAGCTCACAAATTATAAGATGGTCGGAACTGTTGCCGGCGATATTTTATTGCGCGTCGGTGCCGTAATAGAGGTAGAAATACCAAACGTAACGTCGCAAGATAAAGCGTATGAGATCAATAAATTTAGATCTGGTAAATATATGATTTCTTCTCTAAATCATAAATTCGTTGGAAGGTTGTATACAACCACAATGGAGTTTATGACAGATAGCGTGAATTCGACCATCCCAACAGAACAGAATAACACTCAAGAATTAAATGAAGCGAAGGGTATGTTATGATAGAAAAGAATTATGCTGGATTAGATGGATTCGTTTGGTGGATGGGTGTGGTAGAAAACCGCAGCGACCCTCTTGGCATTGGTCGGTGTCAGGTTAGAATTTATGGTTGGCACACAGGATCCTTGGTGGAGATACCTAGAGAAGATCTGCCTTGGGCTCAAGCAGTACATTCATTGAACGCCAGATCGTTCGCTGCCCCAAAGGAATCAGAAGTCGTTTTCGGATTCTTTGCTGACGGTCGAAATGGACAGTACCCAATTGTTGTTGGCGTATTGCCTGGATATGAAACCAACCTTAAAGAAATCGGCTCTGGGTTTCACGACCTAAGAACCGAAACAGAATTGCAATATTCTCCCAAGAAACCCCTTTCAGTAGAGTATCCATCTGATGGATCTGGCGCCGTAATAACAGAGCTGAAGAAAGCCGATTACGAGAAGATACGGTATCCCCTTGATGAAGATTTAAACAAGGCAACCACACCACGAACTGCAAGAAATCAGGATCTGGCTAATAGCGTCGTTCAACGCAAAAGAGATAACGTCGATAAAGATGTTGAGACTGCAAACGAATTTGTTTGGAGTGAACCATATCCGGCATTCAATCCACTTTATCCTTTCAACCAGACATTCGAGACTGAGTCTGGGCACATATTTGAATTAGATGATACTCCTAAGAATGAAAGGGTAGCTCTCAGTCACAGATCTGGTACTTTTATTGAAATGTTCCCTTCAGGATCCAAAGTAGAAAAGGTCACGAAGTCTAACTATCAAATCATAATGGCAGATGATCATATTCACATTATGGGGCGCGCATTGGTTACGGTAGATTCAGACTGTCATGTTAAAATACTTGGCGATGTGATGGTGGAGGCTGGAAACGACGTTTCTATGAAGATTTCTGGAGACTTCAATCTTAGCGTCAGAGAGGCGTTCAATATCAAGGCTAAGTCAATATCCATGGACATTGATGAGGGGTTGAACGTTCTTAGCGCGTTGGATAATAATCTGACGGCAGCTGGAGACACGAACATACTTTCTACTGGAAACATTAATGTTGATGGGTCTAAACTCAATCTCAACAATGCAGAAGCTGATGCTGCTAGTGTGGAGAATCTTAAAAGAGCTCCTTCTAGATCAGAGAAAAATGACGTTGCTCCTGTGAATGAACAAGAGCCGCTTCCTTGGGCAGTTGCAGCAGGAACGTTTGACGCAACGACGGGGTATGCATACAGCAAATTGAACTATAACGATAAGACAGAGGAGGACGAATACGTGGAACCAGGAAACACAGTACCACAGGTTTGTAACTTTGATCCAAACTTGAAGAAATTTATAGAATCTTCTTCTTGGGGGCTTAGTGGAACAGGCATTGCAATAATTGCGGAATTCGAAGGGTTTAGAGCGGATGCCTATGTTGATCCAGCCACTGGCGGTGAGCCAATCACAATAGGATATGGTTCTACAGCTGTAGCAATTGATAAACCAGTCAAGCTGGGCGATAAGGTGACCAAACAAGAAGCCGAAGAATTGTTGGTGTATGCCATCAACAAGAAGTTCCTTCCTTCTTTGAAGAAGTATGTTAAAATACCTCTGACGCAGGAAATGGTCGATGCATGCCTTTCTTTCATATACAATGTCGGAGGAGGAAACTTTGGTTCTTCGACTCTTGTTAAGAAATTGAACCAGAAGGATTATTGTGGAGCGGGCGACGAATTTCTTCGTTGGAATAAGGCTGCAGGAAAGGTTCTCAACGGTCTAACCAAACGAAGAAATCGAGAGAAAGATCTATTTCTTTCGTAATAAATAGAGATATAATCTGAGGTTAACATGCCTAGAAATACGAGACTCTATTCTGATATTGATATCAACTTCACGCCTCATCCCGTGACGGGCGATATTATGAAAAAAACGGACTATTCGGCAATCTCCCAATCCATACAGAATCTTCTTTTGACGAATCACTATGAAAAGCCGTTTAGACCAGAATATGGAACGAATATTCGCAAATTATTATTCGAACCAATGGATTTGATGACAGCTTCTATTATCAATGAAGAGATAAGAAACTCCATAAAAAACTTTGAGCCTAGAGTGCTGATAGAATTTTTAGAAATTATACCAAATTTTGAAAAGAATCAGTATAATGTAAATTTGACATACTCCGTCATAAATCTGTTCAGCCCAATTTCAATAACATTCTTTTTACAGAGAGCTAGATAAATGGCTTCTAACGCAAAAATACAATTAGGGCAGCTAGATTTTGATTCAATCAAAACTAGCCTGAAGGCTTACTTGCAAAGCCAATCACAATTCCAGGACTATAATTTTGAGGGCGCTGGATTAAACGTTCTCTTGGATGTGCTCGCATACAACACGCACTACAATGCGTTCTATATGAATATGATCGCAAATGAAATGTTCATGGACTCCGCAACATTAAGGAGTTCTGTCGTTTCTCATGCCAAACTTTTGGGGTATACTCCAAGGTCCACAACATCCTCCGGAGTTGTTGTCGATTGCACCATCACAAAGTCTCCTTCAGACACAACAACTGAAACTTTAAGAATACCAAGATTCACTCCATTTATAAGCGAATCTTTGAACGGAACTTCATATCGGTTTTTAAATGTGACGGATCAGACTACCCAATTGTCTGGCAATAAATTCTATTTCACAGACCTTGAATTGAAAGAGGGGCAAGAAAGCAGCTATGTGTTTGTTGTAACTTTGTCTTCAAATCCGACACAAACCTTCGACCTCCCCGATTACAACATCGACACTTCCACGCTGCAAGTGTTGGTTCAAAAATCACAATACAATACATTGAGAGAAGTATATAAGCTCGCTCAAGACGCTACCGAAGTGACGTCAACATCAAAAGTATTCTATCTCGAAGAAAGCGTCAGTGGCAAATATCAGATTTATTTCGGCGATAATGTAATCGGAAAGCAGCTGGATGATGGCAATTTGGTTGTTGTTACTTACATCATAACGAATGGAACGCAGGCTAATGGTCTGAGCAAGTTTAAACTTCAAACGCCTCTGTTGTCTGGATCGACTTCAAACACGGTTTCGAAAGGACAATCTTCTGGCGCTTCTCTTCCGGAATTGGTGGATGACATTAAATTCTCTGCTCCAAAATCCTTCATCGCTCAGAACAGAGCTGTGACCAAAAATGATTACATTACTCTTATCAACAAGAAATATCCATATTTCGACGCAGTTACAGTTTACGGCGGTGAAGATGAAGTTCCGCCAGTATACGGCAAAGTTTTTATCTCCGCGAAACCTAAATTTGGTTTCGAAATAACTCAAGAAGAAAGAGACTATGTTACAGACAATATCATTAAACCGATTAGTGTCTTGACGGTGACGCCCGAGTTTGTTGATCCCGATTACGTTTATCTGAACATGGCAGCGACGGTTAGATACAATCCTTCTACAACAAACAAAACTTCTCAGCAACTCACGCAAACTATTCGGAGTGCAGTGAAAGCGTATGCCGCCGCAAACTTCAATTCGTTTAATGCTGCATTTGAAATGTCGAGGTTACTTAGAGAAATAGACGACTGCGATACATCCATAGATTCCAACGACGTTGAATTGTTTCTCGAAAAGCAACTTGAACCGACGCTTCTCACTACAGTTTCATATATTCTAGATTACGGAACTCAGTTAACCAAGGGATATGGATCTACGAAATTATATACAAAACCATATTTCGAACTCGAAGATTCTTTTGGAATAACGCGTCAATGTTACATTGAAGAAACTCCGAACTCGTTTAGTGGAATTGAAAAAATCAATATAATCAATCCTGGTAAGAATTATAAAAAAACTCCAACAATTGAAATCATTGGAGATGGAAGTGGCGCTGCTGTATATCCAGTTATCGTTAATGGAAAAATACAGTCTGTCGTTATAACGAATAGAGGAATTGATTACACAACTGCATATGCAACTGTTTCTGGTGGCGCCGGAAGGCTCGGAGAAGTCGATCCAATAATACAAGGAAAAACTGGAACATTAAGAATATTCTACTACGATACCAATAATAATAAAGTGATTCTTGTCTCTGATGCAGGAACCGTCGATTACGTTGATGGGAAACTCTATTTGAATAGTTTCGCTCCCATCGATGTTGGCAACTACAACAAAACAATTAGCTTCTTTATGAAGCCTTCTTCGTCGAACTTTACCTCTAGCAGAAATAGATTGATAACATTCGACCCAGACAAATTGTCTGCTCTGACAATCCAGATAGTTCCCATAGGCAGTTAATATAAATGGCCATTTTGGATAATGCAGTACTTTCTGTTTTAAAATCTCAGATCCCCGGATTTGTTATAGACAGCTATCCAAATTTTGTGGCGTTTATTGAAGCATATTATGAATGGATGGAGAACTCAGAAGAGGGAGCCGCTCTATACCATAGCAAAAAACTTCTTGATTATAAGAACGTCGATGAGACGATTGACGATTTCTTGGAATACTTCAGAAAAGACTTCCTTCCATATTTCCCTGCAGATATTGCGCTGGACGAAAGAAAGCTCATCAAAACTGCTAGAGAATTTTACTCAAAAAAAGGTAGTCTTGAATCGATCAAATTCTTGTTCAGAGTTCTCTATAACAAAGAGATAGAAATTTTCTATCCCAAAGAGCAGGTCTTACGTGCTTCGGATGGCAAGTGGAATCAACCTCAATCAATCAAGGTAATTCTTTCTGCAGAAAATGAAAATCTAGATTTAGATTTGCTTGCAAAACGACAAGGAATTGGATCAACCTCACGCGCCAAATGTAGGATTGAATCGGCAAACAGAAGCATCGATAAATTCCTCAACAGAGAAGTTGTAGAATTATTCATCTCAAATATAACAAAATCATTCAAGGTTGGAGAAAATTTACAGATATTATATTATGATGTAAACGATCAACCGCAAACATTTTCTGAGTCTATAATAGGAAGCCTTTCTTCTATAACAATAACCCCAAATAGAACTGGATTGAAATATAAAGAAAACGATCCTGTTGTGTTAGTTGGCGGGGTTTCTTCTACAGGAATTGAAGCCATAGCTGTTGTTGGTGATGTTAGTGTTGGCGGATTAAGGGGTGTATCTGTTGTCGATGGTGGATTCGGATTTAGAGATTATCCCAATACTGTAACTTCCGTAATAAATTCCCCCGGCGATTCCGGAACAGGGGCGAACGTAGTAGTTTCTACTCTAGACTATGCGAATACAATTTATTTTCGCGTAAATACGGACAGCATAGAAAGTATTGCTAATTCGACTATTGGTGCAGCTAATCTCTCATTCTCAAATATATCAGGAATATCTAATGCCAATAGTACATTGGCGAATGCTTTTTCATATGCCAATCTGGCATTTGCTCCGCTGAAAACGCTAAACGTTGTTTCTGGCGGTTCTGGGTTCACTGGAGAACCAACTTTAGATTTTAAAGTAAGTTATATAACCAATAATATTGCTCAACAATATATGGATTCCCTCGGACACATTGGTGTCTTGAAGATTTTAAATGGCGGTGGTGGGTATAGTCCAGGAAACGATAAAATTATCTTCAGCAGTACCACAGGATATGGTGCCAATGCCGCATTTACTGTTGGTTCTAATGGAACTATTAACTCAATATCCATCATCTCAAGAGGAGAAGGATATTATGAGATGCCGCCAATATATTTGGCAAATTCATCCAACACAATTGCCGCTTCAAATGGAACTGGAGCTGTTATTGTTGCATATGGATTTGGGGATGCTGAGGAGACGGACATCTCCGTTGACGATGCAGGAAGAATTAAGAATATTAAGTTGTTGACTAGAGGATTCGATTATAGGTCTACTCCAACGGTTTCTTTGCGGGTGCAAGATCTGACAACAACTGCAATCAGTGAAGTTCTTGTTGAGGGAGATGTTGTATACCAGGGAACGAGTTATTCCACAGCCACATATAAAGCCAATGTAGACAAATACGACGCAGGAACTTCAACTCTCAGAGTCTACGATTATTCTGGAACTGTAAGCGCAGGCACTTTAGTTCTGCCAACAACAAATACTTCTGTCGTTTCCTTCATAAAATATGGAAATGGACAGGCTAAAGCTACAGCAGAATTTCTTTCTGGAGTTATTAAGTATCCAGGTTTCTGGTCCAAGAGCGATGGATTTTTGAGTTGGGATCAATATCTTCAAGACTCAGAAAAATATCATAATTTCTCATATGAAATTGTAGTCGACAAAGCTCTAGAAACATATAGGAATATTATAAGAGATATAATCCATCCTGCAGGAATGAGTATTATTGGGGATTATGTAGTTTCAAATGAAATAGAGCAATCAGATTATGATAATTTGCGAGTCGGTTATGGCTCTCTTGGACAAAATACAGTAAACGTTGTGGCAAATACAGTAACTGCATCAGGCGGAACTAACACATACTTTAATGTTTATGCTACAGTTAATAGCTATATTGTTATTTCTCCAGACACCAGTAGAGAAATAGTTAAGAGAATTTCTAATGTTGTTTCTAATAGTATATTGACGCTAGAAAGCTCGGTAGCCTACATTGGCAATAATAAAATACGAATTGTAAATTCCAACTCTAATGTTTTTGTTCTGGCTACATCAACAGAACTCCTAGCGAATGATGTTCTCACATACACTAACGGGTCTGTTATAAATTCGGCTCTAATATTGAGCATTACGGGTAATGTTATATCTACTAATACAAATGGACTTGCTAATTCTGATGTGTATTACTCAGTTACTCCAAGAATAAATACCCAAAGCTACAGGATAATTTCGGTGTAAAATATGGCTAACAGTCTAATTACGAACGACAAAAAATACATGCTTTTCGATTCTTTCATAGATCTGGTTTCAGATGCATCTAGATCGAACGTATATTTGGGAATAGGGCGAGTTCCTTCGTGGACAGCCAACGACACAATTATAACCAATCCAATTCAGTCGACAGACTATAAGAATGACATCTTCAGGAACCTAGTTGCATTGAAGAAATTGAATTCTTATAATTTTTCCATCGTAGTTCCTAGAATTGATTGGGAAACTGGAACTTCTTATGTCGCATATGACAACACCGTAGATCTATTTGATACTATAGCAACTACAGCAGCAAACGGCACAGTAAATGTTAGTAGCTCGAGTGTTGTAGTTCGAGGAACGAATACTGATTTTCTTATAAACTATTCAATAAATGACACCATAAGATTATATGGCGATGGTACGGAAGGATCCCAACAGGAAAGAGAGATAATAAGCATAGCAAATTCAACTACCATGAATGTGAATATGTCATTTGGATTGAATTATGTTAATAATGTACATTATAAAGTTGCAGACACCTTTCCATATTATGTTAAGGAGTTTTATGTTAGGAATACTAGCGATCAAGTATTCAAATGCCTTTTCAATAATTACGGTGCTCAATCTACCGATATGCCGAAAATAAGCATCGGAGGTCAGCTTCCGGAAAGTTCATATATTGAAACCAGCGACGGATATAAGTGGAAATATCTTTACACGATAGATGCAACCAATAAGCGAAAGTTTCTATCGGATTCTTGGATGCCGGTACTTAAAAATCAAAATGTCGTCGATTATGCAACAGCAGGAACGATTGATGTTGTTAATATTGTTTCTCCCGGATCTGCATACAACTCTGGAGTCGCTTCTGCTAATGCTAAAATACTCACAGTAACTGGTGATGGTGTTGGCGCATCTTTTTCGGCTAAAGTCAATTCAGCAGGTTCAATATACGACATTAACGTATTAGATGGCGGCAGCGGATATACCACAGCAACCATAACTGCTAATGGTACTGGGTCCGGAGCCAATGTGATTCCGGTAATTGGTCCTGCAAATGGACATGGATATGACCCAATATATGAGCTTGGTGCATCTACGTTGTATTTACACGTCGATTTGGCTGGCGATGAAAATGGAACAATTCCAACTTCATCGTCGGGTGATTCGGATGGATTCGATTATCACCAGATAATACTTCTGAGAGATCCTCTTCTTACGACTGAGGTTCCAGCGTCTGCTATAAATTACAGTACAACTTATCAGATACAAACACTCGGAACGGGTGGTGACCCGCCCGCGTTCTTTGAGTTGGATGAAGTTGTGTATCAAGGAAACACTTTTGATAGTGCAACATTTAAGGCGACAGTCGTTAGTTGGGATGGAGCGCCCAACAATGTGCTTTATGTGAATAATCCGATTGGGACTTTTAGGCAGGGGATTTCTGTTGTTGGAGAAACGAGCGAAACTTCTTCGGTCGGCAACGCCATTACTGCACCAGCAATCTTACCATATACTGGCAAAATACTCTATATAAATAACACTACTGGTATTATTCGTAATGCATTGCAAACCGAATCAATCAAATTGAACCTCTCTGTTCGATGAGACACTTCTAGAGGAATAATCTGTGGATTTTAATGTAGAACCATATTACGACGACTTCGAGGGCGACACTGGCGCCAAAGAACAGAATTACATGCGAATTCTGTTTAGACCTGGATATGCTGTTCAGGCTCGCGAACTCACTCAAATGCAGAGTATACTGCAAAACCAAATCAAATCATTCGGAGAT